CGATCCTCGACACCCTTCATCAGCAGCTTCTCGTACCCCTTAGACATATCAACTGCTACATAGCCAGATGTCTCAGGAACGCCTTGGTCGGGCGTCCAATCCTTGAGATGAGCTGGTCGGCGAGTCTCGATATCATTACGGGTGAGCATTTCCCAGACTAGATCGTGTGTCAGCATTTTTTCTGACATCTCGGTCATATACTGGTGCATCACCGTCAGGTAGTCGAAGCTGAAATCCCTGGCGCTCCCCTTACGCGCCATCATCGAACGAGCCTTGGTAGGGTGGAGCATCTGTCCAGCACCTCGGCCGCCGCGCCGTAGCTCCTGCAGCTTTCCGGCGGTGTTTATCATCATCTGGTCTAGCATCCGCTCCGGAGTATAGAACTGGCGAAGATTCGGATCAATCAGATTGCGGGCGACAGCCTCCTTGCCGAACGCGCGCATGATCTCCAATTGATTCTCGTATGCCATCTTGATGCTAGGAGTGCTACGAAGATTCTGGTCGAGCCGACCTAGCTCCGCCACCAATTCGTCCGGCGTGAACTCTAGCCAGCCTGTGGGGTGTTGGAGATGCTCTATGTCCTTGCTGAGCTGTCGAACGACCGAACGATTTACTTTGGTAGGATTATCGTCGAATGCTTTTTGTGCCTCAGCCAGCGCTCCCTGAGACTGCTCTAATTCGACCGCCCGTCGGGTGTGATTCTCGTACTGATTAGCAACAAAGGCCCTCTTAAAGAGCACTTGGTATTCATTCTCTCCAAAGAGAGGTGAAGTCCATGTCTTCAGGGCCTGGGTAGCAAGCTCCTGTGCGTTCTTTCGGAACGCTGTAGCTTGCACAAGATCGTCAATATCGAGCGCATACCAGCGCTTCTGAGTAATGGGATTACCTTTGATGTCGGTCCCCATAATCTCACTGCCCTTAAGCTTGTAGCTCGGAATGAACGCTGCTTTAAGGCCAGTCTTTATTCGGTCAAGGATGTTGAGTGGAACATCTTCCACTCGCGCACTCCGCTTATACAAAGCCTCGAACTTAGGTTCGGGAGAGACATAAGGCTTCGCCAACGGCTTACGGAATGTAGGGTCCGTAACCGCAGCGTCATTTACTCGAAGTGCAACTCTTGAGAGGGAGGCATTAACTTCCGGAAGGCTTACTCCGACTCGCGGGCTTGTGCCGAAATTTTGGCGCCGGAAGGGCGCCACCTCCTGCCGACTTCGCGGCTTTGGCAGGATCAAATATTCTCATCTCGACTTTGCCATCAGGCAAACGAACGCGCTTGAAGCCCTCAAGTATCTTACCACTATCCTTATATTCACGCAGTGCCCGATCAGTTAGCAAACCTCTTGCAGCCTCCTCCGCCGCAATGTCACCCCTAACCCCCTTGGCTTCCGGTAGGGTCGCGGCCGTCCCCGCGCTTCGCGCGGGTTCGACCGGAAGGACAACCCCTGGGGGTTGTGGGGCATCTGCAGGCCCCGCCACGTTGTCGAATGGAGGTGTCTCGACCTTACGAGTCAAGGTTGCTTTGCGTTTACTCGCCTTGCCCTTAGCAACGGGTAGCTTGGGAGCAGGCGCGCCTTCGTCCAGATAGACCCCCAGGTCGGATACCGGAGGGGCTTCCTCCGATAGCTGCATGGGCGTCTTGAAAGGATCATGGGTTAGGGGAGTAGTCTGCGGACGGACGGTAGGAGTCTCTATCGCATCAAAGAGCTGCTGGTCAGGGGCTCGATCTAGAGGTAAGCCCTCTACCGGCCCGTTAGGCGCCTGTGGCCCGAGTTGTTCTCTTCCGGCGACTCCTCGCTTCACGCCCTGATATCCTCTGACGCCTTCATGCGCGCCAAAGATAGTGGCCAGTGCCAAATCTTCGGGAGTAGGTGTTCGGCGCGCGGCAGCATCTACCAACGCTACCTGCCCCATGAGTCGGGGAGCGGCCCCGACAGTCCTAGCAATGCCTTGCTCGACTGCGGGAGAAGCACCTAGGCGTGCGGCGATTTCACCGCCTACCTTCGTTGCGCCCCCTGCTATCGCAGAGCCTGCACGCCCAAGGGCTGGAACTGCTCGTCCTGCAACACTGAGTGCCTTGCCTGCTGCTGCGAAGGGAAGGGCCGAACCGGCGCCCTCGCCACCTACGGTGTTGGCAAGATAGTTCAGCATGGAGGCATCACCCGTGTTACCCGGATCGTATTCGGTTCCTTGCTGCATACGCTCACGTAACTTACGAACAGACTCCGATAGATCACCGCCGCCTGCCACCGTCTGCATCAGGCCGAGAATCGGATCAGTTGCACCGCGCACAGCACCTTTCCCTAAACCAGCAACAAACGAATCCCCCCTAGAGCGTTTTACTCCGGGGAGAGGAGAAGCAGCACTGCCGACATTGGTATTGGGATCGCGGTCTGGCTCGTTGACAATGGCCTGCTGCCGATTGAGGTGCGCTTCAATCGTCGGTAGTGCTTCGTTACCAAGTGCTATACGTGCATGACGCTCCGCCTCCCCCTGCAACTGATCGTCGTCAAGTGGAGAGTTCTGATTGTCGTCGTAGTACTTCGCGGCAATTTGATTCAGGCGCTCAGTATTGTTCTTAATGAAGAGGTCGAGAAGCCTTCGCTTCTCCGCATCTCTTGCGTTTGGATCATCTTGCATGTTCTGGAGTGCCATCGACTATCCTTACGGTTGGATGGGCTGGAAGCCACGCCGCCTGCCACTCGACGGTGGTGCGACGTTAGGAGCACCACCGGAGGACCCTACCGGATAGGTCGGTCGGCGGTAGCTGGGGCCTCTAATCGAGAACGATGACTGGTTAACACTATTCTGTCGGGGTAGTATGGGAGCGTCTGTAACCGGGTCCCACTCGCCGCCGTACATCTGTGTCGCCTGCTGCTGAGCGCGCCGCTTGTAATCTTGTGCTTCTGCTTCTATCTTCTGCGGATCAATCGTATACTTATCGCGTGGGATGCCAGACTTGTAGTGCTGATATGCCTGATCGCCAGCCTGCAGAATCTGCCGGACACGGGGATCATTCGTATTCTGACTCCAGTGCATGGCACCTACGTCGAGTCTGGACTCTGCCCCAAGCCGAGCTGCCTCAACTGTGGCCCCGGCGTGAATACCTGCAACGCGCTCATTGCTACGGTTGCCGACTGTCTCGTTTGCTGTAGGACGCTCATATGGCATTAGACCAAGCATGCGTTGAGTTTCAACTTCCTTGCCCTTTAGGCGAAGCTCACCTTCGGCGTTGGTAATCCACGACTCGATCCGCCGCTTTTCGTTGGCGTCCTGAGAACGATGGTAAGCATCTTCTGCCATGGCAATTGTCCGCCGCAACTCAAGGTCCTCTTTGCGCTGTTCATCAGCAGTCTTCCGTTCAGTCTCTCGCTCTTTATATCGAGAGTACTCACTGAGTCCTGCGCCTCCAGCGGTAGCCAGGGCGCCGAGAATATTAGTGAATGACATTATCCGACCATCCCCATGGCCTGAAGCCACTGTTGGAACTGATCGTTCTGCTGCTGTTGATTGAACTGGTTTGTGGCCATTTGATTACTGAACTGCTGCTGTCCATACCCAAGTAGATTGGCGATGTTCTGCTGCTGATTGCCTTGATTGGTTTGGTTAGTCTGCAGTTCCTGCCCGAACTGTTGAGCTTGCTGGCCTTGGTTGAATCCAAGCGCTGCTAGCACTTGCTGCAAGTTTCGGGAACGTGCATCATTCGTGAAGCCCTGACGCTGAATATCCTGTCCGAAATTCTGGCCTTGGGTAGCACGTGCTTCCTGATGGCCTGCAAGATTAATCCCAGCCGCCTGGCCTTGTCCAGCGAGATTGGCGTTGAATCCGCCAAGCGCTTCATTGAAGTTCTCGCCTTGATAACCGAGCGCAGCGGCAAGAGCAGATGCGCGGTCAGAGCCATAGGTAGATGCCTGCTTCTCGGCAATGTTGCTTGCTAGATCAGAAAGCGTACGATCATGTTGGATTAGGGCGTCGCCCAGTCTCCCACCGTGAATGGTGCTGGAGTCGAGTCCTCGGCGCGCCATCTCCTCGCCGATCTTGCTTTTCTCAGTGTTGAAGCTTTCGTCGATACCGCCACGAAGGCGCCGAAAGGTATCAAGTGCGACATCGGAGTTGTAGGCGGAGGGATTACGGAGCGCGTTGTAGACAGACTCTTCCTGAGCGCCACCTACGCGTCCTGCATTTGGTCCTGTAAAGGACATCTGTGCGGAGCCTGGAGTATTACCATACCCGAAGATGTTATTCGTACTGGTAGAGAAATTGCCAGGGCCACCTTCATACTCATTGTTGTTATAGGCGCCCGGATTGATGTTCTGTGGTGAGTATGTTCCGGGATTGAATGGCTGATAGCCAAAGACATTCCCGTACAGATAGTCCGAGACATTCTGTGGGCCGTATGGACTACCCCCGCCCGGCGGAGGGTTGCTAGGAGGAGGTGGAGAGGCGCCTTGGCCCCCAAAGGTTCCTGGCGGAGCATCCACTGGCTGATTCGGATTGTAGGGCGAGCCAGGAGGAGCTGGCCGATATTGGCCTGCTGCTTGTCGTTCTGCGAATGTCTGTGGTGCGTCGGGAGCGCGATCGGGTGGGCCTGGGCGGTTAGTGGGCTCTTCGTCCCTGAGGCCGTAACCCTGCCGTCTTGCGGCACGTCCCTGAACACTGGGCTGGTAAGCCATTATCTGCCTCCTACTATATCGCGGCCACCTGCACCATAATCCCAGCCCGGAGCTTTATCTCTAGAGCTGCGGATATACTTCGTTACTTGGGGCTGTGGATGCGGTCCATAGCCCAAAAGACTCAGGAACTGTTGTGCTGTCTTGGTAGACTGCCCACCAGCGCCAGGCTGATATTTGCTCATCAACTCCGCTAGTGCAGCCATATCAATGCCTCCTGACTGAGGAGGACCTTGCCCCGCCTGCATTGGATTGAACATATCATTTGGACGGAACTCTCGCTGAGGCATTCCTAGCCGTGCATTGATGTTGTAGGCCAAGCGATCACGAAGCGGTTGGTTATCCAGCGTTTGCTGAACACCCATCGCTGTCGTCCCGCGCTGGTTCTGCAGCATCAACTCAAATTCAAGTTTGCGTTGCCGCATCTGCGCGGCTGTCATCTTTGCGCCCTGAGCGTCACTGATAGCGCCACCAAGCGCGCCCAGCCCGGCCCCAATTGCGGCGCCCCATGGCCCAAATGAGGAGCCAGCTGCAGCTCCGCCGCCTGCGTTTTGGGCGAGTTGTGTTGCCATTCTGTAGTCTCCTTACCGCGCTCGGAAGACAATCCAGTCAACAGTAGAGCTGGCTGGGGCCGCAGTTCCGAAATTGATCTTGAAGCTGGTGGTAGTCTTATTTGTTACGTACACCGTGGTACTCCAGTTGGGCACTGCTACTACACCATACAGGGCATCCACCTCAACGAGTGGTAAGGTAATGGTAACATTTACTGCAGCAGCCGTTACTGCTGTTGCAACGCCATTACCACCTTTGGTGAGGAAGCGTGAATACAGGACCCGAGTTTGAGCCTCGGCCTTCATGTCCCGTTTATTCGTAGGGGTGCTTTGGTCCTTCGATTCGGGCAATGCGCTCACCATGTTTATCAACTCGATCTACAAGTAAAGCCACGTGGGTAACTAGTTCTTTGAGTCGCTCATTGAGATTATCAAGCGTTGTGCTTATACGGGCAGCGCCCCAAACTAGGAACGCAACTTGGCTAATTAGTCCGATCCACAGAGCAAGAGTAGTGGGAGTAAACATTTAGGCGCCGAGCAATCCATGAGCGGTTAAGTCCTTGATTAATGCACCGACATGCTGTGCAAGCACTGCTAGAGTAACAGTAGCAGGATCAAATCCCGTGCGAGTCCATGTCGGATCAGGCGTTGTCCAGCCGGTTTGTTGTGTGCCTACGACCTTAACGTTGTTGACGAAGAGGCCATTGGTGGAGAGATAGAGTCTCTTTACTTCCTTGGCCGCAGACCCAATATCATAGGTATTCGTTGTGGTCGGAAGAAGCGTAGCCCCGAACTTCGGATTGGTTCCATCATCCGAAAACAGCGTGAAGGCGTTGAAGGGGCCGGAGGTTGCACCATTGATGCGGGCAAGAAGTCCACTAGTAGTCGTCCATACGTCTCCATCGACTGGAGATGTTGGAGCTGTGCCGTGCGGAAGATTGAACCCTGCCGCCCCTGCAGCTGTGGCAACCGTTGTTAGCTTACCTGTTAGTGTAAGCGCACCAGATATCGTAATGGTGCTTCCACTCTCGGAGATGATTGAATCTCCGACTGAGGTAGTACCAGTCCATTTGGTTATCTTTCCGTTGGTGCCAGTTCCTGTGATTGTTCCCGCACCAGGCGTACCCAAGGGACCAATGGTAGAACCATTGATCCGTACGAACAATCCAGCGGTTGTAGTCCAAACCGCGCCGTTGGTAGGCGAGGTCGGAGCAGTGCCGTGCGGAAGATAAAGGGAGGGACGGGTAGCAGAAGAGGGGGGAGTTATAACTTCTTCGGTTGTGCTAAGTGCGCCAGTAACTGCGACACTTACACCATCATCAACCATGCTAGAGTTGGTTAATGCTGTAGTCCCGCTCCACTTGGTAATCCTATTCGCTGTGCCAGAACCAGAGAGGGCGCTTGCGGTGGTGGCAAGAGTAACAGTTGCGCCGTTGATCCGTGCCTGAACTCCGCTAGAAGTCGTCCAGAGATCGCCATTAGCCAGTGTCGTGGGCGCGGAGCCCGGCGGAAGATTGAGCGACGCATAACCTGCGGCCGGAACCGCGAGAGTAGTCTTTGCTGTGGTAACCGTGACAGCGCCTGCTACACTCAGGCTGGTCAATCCAGAGATTGTAGGTACGGTGAGCACACCGGAGATGGAGCCATTGCCGGTGATTGTCAGCCCGCCAGAGCTGACTGTTAGAGCGCCGGTAAGCGTTCCACCGGCAAGTGGAAGATAGGCTGCTTCGCTCCAACCTGCGCCAGTATCAAAGGACAGCCTGAGCGTATCTGAGGTGAACCATTTCCGCCCCACCGTTCCAAAGGCGGGCCTGGACGCAGCATCGCTACTCTGAAGATGGACCCCCGAATCGGCGTCATGCGCATTGCTTGTCGTACGACTCGCATTATCGTTGGCAACTACAACCGCCGGATCAAGTGGATCACTAACGACAGGAGTTGTAAATGCTGCCTGCTGATGACTACCAACTACTTGTGCCATTAGAATCTCCGTGCGGTAGTAAAGCCCTCGACCAGAATCCGAGTATAGGAGACGGGAGCAGGCGAGTCATCAACGATAGTAAGGTCTATGTACGTCCCACTTCCCCATCCTTGGACACGCTGCGGCCTTGTGGAGGCAGACGGCCAAACGAGCGTAGGGTCCCAGGTTCCTACGCCCCATACCAACGCGGTGCCGCCGCTTGCAGGCAGATCAATCTGTCCTACCATCTCTTCAGTTGCCCATCTGAGATATGCTGCAGCGCCAGCAAACGAGTTGCGGGTAATGTAGAAGAAGCGAATTGACTTGTAAAGCTCAGGATCGCGGAAATAGATACGATGGAGTTGGAGTTCTAGGGAGAAGGTTGTTCCTCCAGAGCCATCAGAGAATACGTTGTCCTTCCAGATACTCGGAGCATCTACCCGCAGTACCTGGCCATTTTCATTTCCAACCAATACGATGGGAGAACCATCGGAGTCATAGGTCTGCCACATGGAGTGGATATCATTCGCGAGATATCCATCATTCCATGGACCAGACCATTTTCCCAGCCGATAGTTGTAGAGGTAGGTGCCGACTCCGGGGAAGAAGAAGTGAACTTCCTTGAAGGCCCTGTGATGAGCAGCCTGGATGCGCTCAAAGTTTGCCTGGCCCAGGCTCTTAATCATCGCCTCCAGCTTTTGTCCGATGGGCGTAACGCCCTCTTCGGTAAGCTGGTATACTCCATTATCCGAGACTAGAAAGCCTACATTCTCTACGGCAACAAGAGAACGCGGAGCGATGGTTCCGGTATCTGTACTGACGCCTGAGCTACCAGAGTCGATGTCGATGTCATCCAGGGACCAGCCAGTAAATCGGCTAATACCTGCACGATGAACTAGCATTAAGGAGCCGCCCAAGGGAAGCAAGCCAATAAGCCGCTGCTCTCCAAAGGTCCGGATGATGGCTGACCCACCACCCGAGGCCACAATTCCAAGGGTATCACCATTGCCCAAGGCGCTGTAGTAGAGGGTAGAGTTGAGCCCACTAATTCCAAAGAGTCTGAGATTGTAGAGCGCGAGTTGACCAACACTAGGAGTGCTCGCAATGTTAGTGGTGATAGTCGTGCCGACTATTTTATTGAGGAGTCCACCATCCGCGATGTAGCAGGCATCCGCGCTGGCATCTCTAAAGCCTACAAAGCTTGGATATTCAGTGGTACTAAACGTCCCGGTTCGGGGAGTGAATGTCATGGGAATGCCATATGTACCAGTAAATATCTGGCCATCACACATGGCTAACTGCAGATCACCGGCGTCACTGGACCAACCATAGCCTCCAAGTACCGGGGAGGCGGCAAGGGCATCGACGGTAACATTCTGTGTGCCGCCACGCTTGGTCGCTCCACCAAACTCGCTTAAGCGGGCATTACGCGCTTTACGAAGCTCATTGGGCCGAACCTGTGAGATATCGGCAGTGAGGTTTATCCCACCTTCAAAGCTGGCTTGAGCATCAAAGGTACGAACAGCCATTAGGCGCCGCCGGCCCAGTCGTATGCGCTATCAGTCATTCCACCAAACTGCAGAGGAGCGATTGAGAAACGCGCAAGGTCCTGGAGCATATCTCGGCGCATCTCTTCTGCCAAACCTCTGTACATCTGTGCAGCCTCTAGCTCGGCACCCCCCTTAGCCATAAGGTGGGCCGCAGATTCATACACGAGAATATATTCGTAATCATCAGGAAAAGTTACGGTGGTGGTATCGTCTGCAAGGTCCTCAACTCGCATAGGAGTAATATTTACCCACGCTGTTGCCGCCTTACTGTATTGTACCGGCATGGTTGCAAGCACATTTCCCATGCGATATACGACAAAGCGATTGGTGTTCGCGTTAATCGCAGAAGGTGTAGGCACGTTGCGACGAAAGTCATCCGGATAATAAACAAGATCATCCACAGCAAATGCAAGCAAGCGGTAGAACTTTTCGTCCGCCGTTGATAGATCAGCTATGCTATAGCGTCCAGTTGTAGCGTCGGAGGTAAGGCTACGCTCAGCCATGCGATAGTAGGGAAGGGCGTTAAGAATCCTCTTCCACTCGCGCGCATGAATAAAGCCCAAGACGGGATCAACCTCTCCCGCAGCGCCCGCTGTAGTGTTCCAGCGTGCGGAGTAGGTGTTGTTGGGATTGGTGGCGTCCATCGCACGCATCGTGCGAAGACGCAACTGAGCGCGAGTCATTATTTCTTCGGCCTTCCACCAGACATAAAGACTTTTGGAATGCGCTTACCTTGCTTTGCAAAAAGCGTGGTGGCGTTTGCCTTTACTTGCTCTTCGGCAGATTCTAAGATAGGCTCAGTGATTGCCTTCTTTGCCTGACGATTGTACTCTGAGAGTCGAGACAGCAATCGGTCTACTTCGTCATGACTACCGCGTCGGCGTCGTAGATTGCTCTCGATATACCCTGCGGCATTATCCACACTGCAGTCTAGGGGGATATGCCCAAGAATGTCATAGGCGTCGTTCGGCGCCATAGTCCCTTCTTGAATCATTTGCTGTCGGGGATCAGTGGAGGGCCACTCCCAAGTGAGTGCCCACCACTTCCCGTTCTCCTCACTAATGTGATAGTCAATGAACCTCAAGCCCATATGAGGATCAATACGCTTGAGCCGCTCCACAACCTCCGTGGGCGGAGTAGGAGTACCGGCGACATCGAGAATCATTATTTAGGGCTCCATGAGCCAAGGAGTTTCTTGTTCGGCATCGGTTGATGCTTGTCAAGCGGCTTTCGCTTCTGAGTCTGCGCCTCTCCTGGGGGTGCTCTGCGAGTGGTATCCTCGCTCTTCTCTTCCGGCTTGTCCATGACCTATCCTTTAGCTAATTAGCGCGCACTCAACGGTGAACACCAGTTGCGCAGGTTGTGTGTCGATGGAGGCGGTATTATTGACGACATCAACCTCTAGTGTTTCTCCGACTTTCAGTGTATTCGCTGCGTCAGAGATTCCTGCCTTACGATCCGACTTGGTTGAAGCTTTCGCAGTAAGCGCTTCTAGATTAATATCTTCCGAGACTTGACGCCTAGTGGTTCCGTCCGTGGCAACTACCATCAGACGAGCAAGGATAGTACCATCCGCATCAACGGGGACCGTGAGGGCTACTACGCTAAAACGAAGAAATGCGCAGACGCGATGAAAACTACCAAGGTAGAAAGTAGTGGTTGCATTGGCAGTAAGAGGACTAGCGCCGCCAAGAAAATTTGTGCCGCCGATACCACCTAGAGATTTGTAAATAATCTCAGTGTTATAGCGGCCGGGAGTGGGCCTACGATACAGCAACATGATAGTCTCCTATTGGGTTGGGGCCGCTGGACCGACCCCGTCCCGGTGTCATTGAATCGGCTGTGTCCAGCCAGATAGTCACTTACACTACGAAGTCATACCGATCAGTATCGGTATAGCCTGTGATCGAACCATGGGAGTTGCGCTGGAGTACCGCAGTATTCCAGTATGCTCCGAAGTTCACCTGATAGGCATCACGCCCATCAATGAAGCGCCAAGGACCAGAGCCTTCGTAAGAAAGCTTGACCCAATCCTGGCGATCCACCCAGCAGAGTGATGGGATATGAATCAGATACAGTGTGCCAGCAGGGCACCACGGATCAGTAACGAGCGGCAGACCACATAGCCGCACCGCGCTGAATCCACCCTTCAGCTCCACGTTATCTTTCATTTCCCACTGCCGCTGTCCGAAGAACTGCTCTGCAAAGCGCCGCTCCAAACCAGGAGTGGTCAGGACGAGGAACTCGCCCGGATTAGTCTTTGCGTTCTTGCCCGACAGATTAGCGACCCGAGTAATGAGCTTCCACACATCAAACTCTGACGGAATAGAAGCATCATCAGTGTCGGTCCCTGCAACTAGGCGAAGGGAATCCCACCGCTCCACTCCGGCAGTAGCCGGAGACAGATTGTGCAGGCTGTTAAAAGCAGCCGCGCGGTTGGTCATATTCGCCAAGCCGTTGGGATAGGCATCAAGTGAAGTATCGGTTGCAGTCGCAGCCGCAACCACCTTATCACCAGCAGCCATACCGGAAATCGCCGTACCAAGAGTCAGGGTAACATTATCTCCTGAGTTCGAGGCGACAGCGATCGTTGCCGTGCCAAGGATCGCATCAGCAGCTGATGTGTCATGCACAGCCACAAACATACCCTTGTCGAGCAGAAGCCCACCACGCCCTGCGCCAGTGAGCCCATAAGGATCAGTGACGACGATGTGAGTGGTGTCAGTAACAGAGCCAATTAGGCCCTTGATACCGCGCCCGGTGCCCTGCAGAACCTCCTGCTGGCCGAGCTGTGCGGCGTCCATGGCCTCCTGTACGATTTTCCGTACAAGTGGGACATACGCAGCCTCGCGGGCTGCGGTAGCCTGAATTGCTAGGGCGTCGATCTCGCGGGTGACGTAGGTACGCTTGATACCAACGAACGCCTGCTTTTCCATTACAGCCGAAGTGGGCGGGAAAAATCCTGCCTGTGAGGCAGTCATGCCGACCGGACGGCCAAGCACAACGTCCCAGAAGCAGCCATTGCCTCCCCACTGCATACGCTCAGGTCCGCCTGCCTTAGCTTTCTTCAGCTGAGCCAGAAGCACTGTGAGCTTCGGAAATGCGTTGATCCGAAAATCCTCATAGACGTTCTTCAGAACGCCATCAATTGAGGAATCGGTATGTACAAGTGGATTAGCCACTTATTCCTACTCCTTAAGTTTCAGCTGGCAGAAATCTTTGCTTATACCAATCCTGTGCGGACTTGGGTTCGGCAACCTGGGTCGTCTTTTCGGGGCCAGGACCACCAGCCGGTTTCACTGTTCGTGCGACTTGGCGCTTGGCAATTGCTACCTTGCGCTTTTCCCCGTTAAGGGCTTTAGCCTTTTCTGCTTCCTTGTCAGCGCGGTCCTCTTGCTGGGCTCTTACCCAATAGGTAAGATCGCCATCGACCAAATTCGCTATGGCAGGGAGCTGTGCAGCTGGCAGACGCCCATTGACGAGGAAGGGTGCGACTAAGGAGCTAAATCGGCCCATCACTTCGTACTCGGGGACCAGCGGATTCTCCTGTATAAGGCTTTCTACTGCAGGAGCGAGGTATGTTTGGGTAGCTTGCGCGACCACAGATGCCTCTTTCATTACATGAACGCTCTCCCTGGCTTCTTTGACTTCTCGCTCAGCGCGGTCGGCCCTAGACTCCGGAGAGTTATACTCTTCATACTTCGCGCGCAGTTCCTCGGCGTATTCTCGATCCGTGAGGACCCGACGCAATCTTACCAGTGCATCATCCAATGTGCTCTTCAGGTTATTATTTTCCTGCGTCACCTGAATAGCCTGCTCTTCTTTTCCCTTCAACGTAAGCTCACGCTCATGGCTGTAATAGCCCATCTGAGCAAGCTTGATTACCTTGTCGAGCGGAACATTCTCACGAACCTTACCATTGGCAGTGAACGTGAACTTTAGGTCCTCAGGAACGTCAAGCTCGCCCTCGGCATCGAATGCCTGAAAGTCGTGCTTAACCTCTTCCTTCTTTTCCTCGACAACCTCTTCTTCTGCCTTCTCTTCCTCTGCAACCTCTTCTTCCACGTCAACCTTCGCAGCCACTAACTTCTCTGGCTGTTCCTCGGGCTTTTTCTCGGGCTCTGCCTCAACTGCTTTAGCTTCGGCCGGAGGTACACCAATGCGATCCAGAAAGGCTTCGTCACTCAGGTTAAGAACTTCGCGTGCAGAAACTTCGGGTGCCTGTTCCTTAACGGTAGGCACGACCTGTTCGGGCATAACTAACTCCTGTTAACGGACTGCCGCCATCTGGTCAAATTGTCGAGCATTCCGCACTTCATCGGGAGCGATGCCTTGCGGGGCGGCTGCGACGCTCGAATTTTGTGTAGCTAATGGTGCAGTTGAGGATGGCATTTGCTGCGGCTGGCTGCCTTGCGGAGGTCCGCCTGGGCCACCTGGCCCGGCACCGCCGGGGGGCATGATACCCATCTTCAGTTGTCCTTGCTGTGCATACATCATCCATCGCTGCATCGCCATCTGGCGGATAGGCGGTGGAGTATCGTCAGGAAGAATAAGCTCGCGCTCAAGAACATCCTGGTGAATGGCTTCATTGTCTTGCCATAGTATCGGCAGCATCTGCCCTTGACGTAGTGCCTCAGAGCAGCGACGCGCGCGTGCTTCTTGATCTTCGTCAGGCGTAGTGATAGAACCTACCTCGGCAAACGGCATCCGACGCCGGGCCTCCCTGGCGTCCATCAAGCCCATGCTAAACATATCCTTGATGAGGAATAGGCGCAGAGAGCGCGGCATGGGGATCATCGTTTCGGGCTCGACCCGAACGTCGGACACCCCATCAAAGTCAGAACTAGATACGTAGGTTGCAAGGTCTGCTCGACCCTGGCCAGTAATGCCAATCATGCGAGGGACATCATAACCCCACCGCATCATTGCAAGCGAGATTAATGCCCAATCAACCATGAATTCTGCGGCGGCACCTACTGATGGAGCAAAGACTCTCTCAAGCTGTTCACGTATTGCAAGGATTGCTCGGCCAGACTGATCTGAGGAGAATTGTCCTCGTGTAACATCGTTCCAGCCGGAGAGATTTTCAAAGTCTCTAACCTTTCGGTCAAGCAGTTCCTTAGCATCATTAGAGAGCGAGAAGCCTTCGATTGGGCGTACGACATCGTTCAACGCTCCGAGTCCCTTGACGGAGATAGCCGAACCAATACCTCCAATAAGAGTCTCTGTTGAGATGGCGTTCTCGCGCACAAGCAATCGTGTGTGCGCATTGTATCGAATGTTTTCTACCCACTTCGCAAGGATTGCATTCACTTGCATTTGCGGATCAATCCACTTGTTCATCTCCGGCGCCGGAAAATACGCAGGATCAGTGGAACCGTCCGTCAATCTCGCTACCGGAATACGCCCAAAGAGAAGCGGCCCGACATATTGTACCTTTCCATCAATAACTATGAGATGCAGCCCATTCGGCAGAAACTCATTGCGCTCGCAGTAGACTGTGAATCTTTCACTCATCTCCTGGTCACGGAACATTTCACCGTGCGAAGGAATAAGCATCCCGTTCTTGAAGCCATAGAAGCTAGTCGAATCCGTTACGTCATACGAATAGCTCTTTGTATTCAGTGCTTCGCCCCCATATTCTTTTACAGCGCGCGCCTTAGGCTCTATGTC